GGGGCGCGGGCCTGGGGGTTTGAGTTGGGTACACCGGAGTCCATGGTCTTGCGTTAGGATCCGTGGTGGCTTTGGTTTTGAAGGTTGTGGTGGACTAGGTCACTGTGAACGGCAGCACAATTGGCAGGATGGCGATTGTGTGCTCGTCTGACGACTTTTAGCTGTCGTCCACGTCCAGGCACCGGCGCAAATGAGGCCAGTGCAGGATGGTGGGCAGTTCGGTGGCGGTTTCCAACAACGCTTCGAAGTGCACTTCATCCTCTTCGCCGAGCCCATAAAGGGCCATACACATGTCCCATGTCTCAGGGATCACGTCGGCGGGGCCGGCGCCACGCAGGGCCCACTCGTTCGTAGGAGCGGCTTGCGGCAAAGGGCCGCGGGCGAGGGCAATCATGCGCGCGATGAATTTGCGCACAAAAGGCACGTGGCGGGTGTGGTCTCGAAGCCCCAACGCGACGGCGAGAGGCGACCAGTCCTTTGAACCCTTCACTTGCCAGCCCAAGCGAGCCAAAACACGTCCAATCATCACGGAGAAGTAAATCCCGCGGGTGGACGGCCAGGGGCGGTTGCGACAAAACTCAACCTCCCACCAGGGCCCCACAGCCCTGGTGGTCTTGAACCCCAGCTCCAAACACGAGCGGTCCCATTCCTCGAGCACGATAAGCCCGGGGGGAGCGCCAACCATCCCGTCGTCGCCGTTACAGGCGGCCGCATAGCGCCAGGTCTCCAGCGAGTCAGTAAACTCGCGTCGGTCCCAGGCGTTGTACCACCTCTCGGCGTCGGCCACAGTGAGTGGCCCGACGGCAACCGGCCGTTTCGGGCGCACGAGCCTGGTGGAGGGGTTGCGTGGGGGCTCCAGCGCCACAGTACGGGCGCCGTCGTAGAACCCAGGAGTTGCCTCAGTGGGCAGCGCACTCGGCTCGCCGAAGTGAAACCCGACAGCAGCGACGTTGTCGGCGAACGAACACACTGAAGTGTCGGCGTCGCCTGACCCCATCTTGCACTCGGTCTGGGCTTTAATCTTCAGCTTGCCGAAGTTAATGCGCATCTCCTCCCGCAGCTCGACCCACCGCAGATAATCAGCGGCTTCACAGGTCTGGCGGGTGACCCTCTTCCACTTGGCCATGCTCTCTCGCGAGCGGTGAGCTTCAAACTTGGCGAAGTCGTACCGTAACCACACCCAATCAGGGTGCGCATCGGTGAACGACATAAACCACTGGCCTAGTTGTAGTCCAGTGCAGCCAGTACCCCAAATCACGGGGTGGCTCCCCGCCCATACGG